TAATTGACCCTGAGTGTTGTAGCCCCACGACCATAATGTTCCGTTAGTTTTAATGGCGCAACAGTTATATTGAGCCGCATTTACGACCAACCAATCAGTCAAACTTCCTACACTTTTAGGAGATGAGTAATTGGTAGTATTTCCAAGTCCTAATTGACCAGTAGCATTTACTCCCCAACTAAACAAATTGTAATAAGTTGTAGATGTTTGTGCACCTAGGGGGTTGAAGCCCGGTTTTACAATACCCGAGCCGTATCTAAAACTCATCCAACACTCCTTAGTTTATTTTTACTATTATTATTTAAGCGTTCTTTAATTTTATCAAAAGGAGCAACCCAATCACCATATACTTCTTGGCGAATTAGCTTCATGCTATCATAATACGGTGTTTTCTCACCATCTAAAGCATATAAAAAGTATGGCATAATTGGACTTACCACCCATGTTTCTACGCCCATAGCTGCAGCCAAATGGCTGACAGAAGTACAGGATGAAATCACCAAGTCACATGAAGCGACCGCTTGTCGAGTATCTTCCCATGTATTTAGTGGAACTTGTTTAACCCAAGGAGGACAAGCGTCTGCACCTTCATCACGCTGCAAGGAAATAAACTCTGCGTCAGCATCTTTTACTGCGTCAAACATTAATTCAAAAGGAAATCTCTTATGATGCTCATGCTCGAATTTACTGTTGCCTTGCCAACGGAGACCAATGCGCTTCTTGCGGCCTTTGATACTTGTTGGTTTTTCAATGTAAGGAGCGCCTGAAATATCCCGTAATTCTAATCCCAGAGGTACAATAGAAGACATACCAGCTACCCAAAAGTCGTGGTAAATACCAAAGGTCGCTTCATGCTGAACAACAGCTGATACACCCTCAATATTTTGGAACAAAGATGCAAGTGGTCCAGTACAAGATACAACAACCTTACAACCTCGTTCGGCAATTAATTTAGCATAACGAATCTGGTGAATCTGATCTCCAAGTCCACCTTCAAGATACAGCATTACTATACCCTTGGATTTACCATCCCACATAGGTGTTGGTACATCGGGTCTAGAATCTCCAAATACACCTACAATACGACCTCTGTCCATGGACTGATAGCCCTTTTGGATTTGGCCTTGACGCAGGTAGTACCAACCTCGATTATAGGCTGCACGGTGATTTGTAGGCTCTTCTGCCTCCAACTTCTGAACTAATCTCCATCCTTCAGCAAAGTCACCCATTGTGGATGCGGCTAACTGTAGGTCTAGGTCATGTAATTCAGGAACTGTGCGTGGACGATCAAGCCAAAACTCTGGTTGACAGAATTGTGTATAGTGATGCTTTAACAACTCTCTAGGATCTTGTTTATGTTGAGGTGCTAAAACAGGTTTGACCTCATGCATACCTATTGTGCCATGAAGGTTCTCATCATCTTCAGCTACCGTGGAGCCATCGATGTTATTGAAATCATATTCAAATTCAGGAAGACCTAAAAACTCATGAATGCGGGCTAGTTGTGCTTTAGGTTCAGCCAGTAAATCTTCATACTCCACAAACAAGAAGTTTTCTGGTGCATACTCGTAACCGTTTTGTAAAGAGATGTAAGCCGCTTTTAAGTGGTCCATCAATTGACCTGAAGCCATGAATTCATCTAAATCGGTAGGTTTGGCAATACGAATAAAAGAAGCAGCACAATCTGGCACCGAACGAACTGTGGCAATAATTTTAGGTTGACGATCCAATACCTGTGTCATAGCGCCCATGATCTGACTGATTGGCCATCCCCTGGACTTATCTATAATAACTGGTTTATCGGTATCTTCGTAGAACGCATCAATAGCCCCGCGCATGGTTTGTGCAAGCTTTATTCTATTTGGATCATTTTCATTTAGTAACCCAGCCGAATGCCAGGTGTTTGCTAATCCGTCAAGTGCGTGGACGAGCCCAGAAGTCGTCGAGACATGCGTCATCGGGTTCTGGTTCAGAATAGCTGCCAGAACGGTTGAACCTGAGCGTGGAATTCCACTTAAAAAATGTAAAGTTTTTTTCATAATTGATATAGTAACACAGAGTTATTTATATTATAGTCTGTATTTAAAAAATAAGCCATTATTAAAGTAAGTATTGTTTGAATTTACTGAAGTTTAATAGCTAACATATTACTTGATCCAGCAGCTACAGATTGCCAAGTCGCCAAAGACCCGACTTGCGTGGGGGACGATCTTGGAGTATATAAATCATTACCTAAACCAAGTTGACCGGCATAGTTGTAACCCCATGTCCACAGGGTTCCGTCAGTTTTTATTGCAGCTACTGATGATGTGCCTTTTCCAGCAACAATACTTCCCCAATAAGTTTGTGCCCCAATTTGAACTGGGCTTGATCTATTGGGTGTATCATTTAAGCCAAGTTGACCGACATTATTTCCGCCCCAAGACCAAATTGTACCATCGGTTTTAATTGCAACAGTAAGAGTATATGAAGCAGAAACATTTAACCAATTTGTTAAAGAACCAATCTGCTTAGGGCTAGAGTAATATGTTGTGTTACCCAGACCTAACCCTGCATATCCATTATTTCCCCACCCCCACAATGTACCATCTGTTTTAACAGCTAAACAGGCAAAATATCCTGCAGAAACTTTTGACCAATTTGTTAATGCACCAACCTGTGTAGGGGAAGAACGTGAAGGGATATCACTTTGCCCTAGTTGGCCATGCGCATTATAGCCCCATGTCCATAATGTACCGTCGGTCTTAACTGCTGCAGCATAGTAATTGCCACCTGAAACATTTAACCAATTTGTTAATAACCCAACTTGTTTTGGGGACGAATAGTTAGTCGTGTTTCCAAGGCCTAATCTACCTTGATTTCCCAAACCCCAAGACCAAAGCGTCCCGTCTGTTTTAATAGCATAGCTTCCGCCGTTATTGCCAATTGCAATTTTTGACCAAGCAGTTAATGCTCCAACTTGTTTAGGAGATGAATACTGAGTAGTATTGCCAAGGCCCAATTGACCTCCAACACCATAACCCCACATCCACAAAGTACCATCGGTTTTAATAGCAGCACTTGCATCCGAGTTGGCTTCTACGCTAGCCCAAGTAATAAGTGCACCAACTTGTTTTGGGGAGGAATAATATGTTGTGTTCCCAAGTCCGAGACGACCATTACTCCCTAAACCCCATGACCATAATGCTGGTCCCGGAGGTACAGGCCAAGTCCCGGCCGCTATAGCATCGTGTGCTTGTTGTAAAGTCCAGATACCTGAATATTGAACACCTGAGTATGATACTGGCATATTATTTTAATACAGTAAAGCTAAAGTGAATCCGTTGCCGCCAGATGCAGAATACCAAGTAGTATTTGAACCAACTTGCACAGGGCTAGAAATACTATAGGAAGTAGTATTTTGTCCTAATTGTCCTTTACTGTTTCTGCCCCAAGAATATAATGCACCTGATGTTGTAATTGCAAAACTGGTATATCCAGCAGTACCGATTGAGGCCCAATTAGTTAAGGCACCAATTTGTACAGGACTTGATCTACTTATCGCAGTACCGTCGCCAAGTTGAGTTTGAACATTATTGTAACCCCAAGCCCACAATGTACCATTAGTTTTAATTGCAAGTATATGATAGACTCCTGCTGCAACACTTAACCAATTTGTCAGAGCGCCAATCTGTACGGGTGATGATCTATTTATAGTAGTATTGTCACCTACTGGGCCGCTATTATTATTTCCCCAACACCATAATGTGCCATCAGTTTTAATTGCGCTCATGGTATATGAACCAGCAGAAATTTGTAACCAATTAGTCAGAGCGCCGATCTGTACTGGAGATGATCTAGTTATAGCAGTGCCATCGCCTAATGCTGAACCATTACCGTTATAACCCCAAGCCCACAATGTGCCATCAGTTTTAATGGCTGCATAAAACTGACCTTTACCCGAAATTTTTGACCAATTGGTTAGCAGGCCAATTTGTTTTGGACTTGAGTAGCTAGTTGTATTATTAAGGCCAAGCATTCCTTGATTACCAAAGCCCCAAGACCATAGCGTACCGTCTGTTTTAATGGCATGACATGAATCTGTTGCTGCCTGAGCAACTGCCCAAGTTGTTAACGCTCCAACTTGTGTTGGACTAGATTTATCAGTAGTATTACCTATACCAAGTTCGCCGTTCGTATTATCACCCCAAGTCCACATTGTTCCGTCTGTCTTAATAGCAGCGCTGTGATTTGGTCCTGATCTTGTTGAAACCCAATCAGTAAGAGATCCAACTTGCTTAGGGCTAGAGTAAATAGTAAGGTTATTTAACCCAGTTTGGCCAAAGTTCTCATTTTGACCCCAAGCCTGTAGATAGTATGTATAAGAAGGCGTCTGAGCACCAAGAGGGTTAAAGCCCGGTTTTACAATACTCCCACCAAACATTTGTCGTAATGACATATAATACCCTAATTAAGTAATAATTTCGTAGGATATTGTATATGTTATACCAGAGGCAGTACCGGAAGTAATTGAAATAGAATGGCCTTCCATCAAGTATATAGCGGTAGTCTTATCTACCACAATCAAAGATGCACTTGCTGGAACCGATACTGTAGATACAATCGGATATGCAGTACCACCGGCCGGTGCAGAACCTTGAGCTACTGCTCCATTACTGTAAATTGCTACAGTAGCATTCACAGCTGAGGATCCGTTTACATTTGATGCTACAATTTGGTTAATCTTAAAGACTTGACCACTTGCAGCGGCATTCGGCAGAAGAACTACCGCAGATGTTCCTGATGGAGTGTAGTAAGTTGTGCTGCCTAAAATTGAGGTTACAGCTGTGATGTTTGGATTTGCCATTTATTTTTTCCTGATTGACATTATATGTATATATGCTTCTATTTTAACACTAGAAACCCATGACTATAGCAAGTGCAATAACTTTACCCGTTGTTGCACCAGGTGTTGCAAGCTTTGCGTTTGTAATTGTTGCGTCAACGATGTTATTTGCGTTGATAGATGTTAGGCCAATCTTATCACCAGTGATAGCAGCTGATGCAATTAGATTGGATGTAATTGCTGTAAGACCAATCTTGTTACCAGTGATAGATGCATTGACAATATTATTTGCATTGATTGCTGTAAGACCGATCTTATCACCAGTAACAGCACCTGTAGAAAGTTTAACACCTGTAACCGAACCATCTGATGGTACAATTGATGTGGCACCTAATCCAAGAAATACAACTTGGATATTAGAAGAACCAGTTGGCGGAGCTTCTGAGAATGTGAGAGTTGTGCCACTTAAACTATACGATTCAATCTGCTGGCGAATACCACCAACAAATATCATAAGTGAACTGGTTGCAACTGGTGCTTCACGCAAGGTGAAGTTGACCGTACTATTGTCACCACTAAAGGTGTCTATAGCAAATGTTGCTGATGTTGGTATATTTCCAATGTAGGCCAATTTGTTTTCCTCTTATATTATCTATTTATTCGGGTTTGGTTGGCCAAGTAATACTAAAAGGGTCAGATTGAGTTGTAACATCTCTTAATGCCTGACGATACGTTGACCATTCAGTTGACATTGGAGTGGCAGTATCAGCGGCTCGAATAGAAACCCAATCAGTTTCATTTAAACGTCTATCTCTATCTGAACGGATTGCAATCCATTGAGTTGCACTACGATCTGCCATAAAGGTTTCTTCATGTTGAGCTTTAGTTGTTGTGACACCTTCAACTGTGGTGTCTGCAAACAAATCAACAATCTCATAATTATCAACCCATTTTCCATTACTATCTTGTACAACGCCATTTTGACGAACTGTTTTAAGTGGGTCAGTATTTGTTGGTTGTGGTGCTGCAAAAATAGGGTCAATGCCAATATGCTCAAATACACCTTGATCCCATACGGCTGGGAATGATGTGTTCCAATGTCTACGGCGGAGTTCGCCTTGTGAAACAACTTCACCTGTTTCTCTGATTCTAAAATTTGCCATTTATAATACCTTGATGTTCGGTTGTTAGATTGAAAATCTCTAACTGTTTATTTATGCAATTGCCAAGAAGATGTAAGTACCACCATTCGCATTGATAGCAGCTGGTGCAGTTGAACTAATCTCAAACCCTGCGCTGTATGTGTCGATGTAGTCTGTGTTAGTTACTTCAGCGTCTGTTGTGTTCAAAAGCAAGTAAGGGTCATTGCCTGCAATAATACCTCGTGCTGAGTCCCATACATACCAAGCACCAGTTGAGTCTGTACGCTTGATTAGGACAAACCTTGCACCACCTGTGAAGCCACAGTTAACTTGAAGCGTTGTTCCTGTTCCTGTATATGAGCCAACTTTGGAAACACCGGGACAAGTTGCAAAAAGATAATTAACAAAAGTTGCACCTGAAAGGTTAGTTGCCCCCGCATTTCCTAATGAAAATACGCTAGATGTTGGGGCAGTTGAATTCCAAGGGGCGGCAGTTCCTGTACCTGCGGCATTTGTAGCGTTTGGATAAATGCGGGCAGAAGCACCCAGTGCAGAATGGTAAGCAGTCCAATCTGTTGTACCACTTCTTGATTTGACAATCATCATCTCAGGCACAGCACCTAAGTTGTGATTAAATGTTTGTCCTGACACTTCCGTCCCTGTATAGCAAACCTCATCAAAGAAGCTGGGGGCACGTCTAAATTGCCAACCAATCCAAGTTGTATAGTCATAAGCATTTGTAGAAAAAACGCCTATGTTATTATCCAACTTGTCAGAATATGCAACATTTGATTCTGCGGCAGTGCTATTTGTAAGTAAATAATTAACTGACCCTCTAAGTCTGTCGCTTGTATAAAAGTCACTTGCCGCTGGATTATCTCTTATATACATATCAACAGGAAAACCTGCGTTCCATGCTTGCCCATTAGCCCCTGCATTTAAACCATAAGCTGGCGCAAACACACTAGTCCCACTCGTAGGCACTTTCATCGGGCCTCTGCGAATGGCTATGTAGATGTAATTGCCACCACCTACGTTCTTAAAACCTGTTGCAGTAGGAACAATAAAAGCGGGTTCACTTGATGCTTCTGCGTTATTGGCATTAGGTCTTAAGTAAGCACCCTGTGAATTAGACATACCGCGCATAATGTCTAAAATATACCAATCACCGACAGCAGGGTCTTTTATTAAAATCCATTGCGCCTCATAACCCAAATTTACTTCAACAGATCCGCTAAAAGACCCACACGAAATCACATTGTCCGTGCCCGTTAGGCCAAAGCCTCCTGCGTTGTGGGCGAACACATACATGACATAGTTATAGCCATCGGCATTGACGTAATAACTGCCACCAACAGTAACATCTGTTGAAGTTGGGTCAACAGTTGTAGAGCCATTGCCAAACCTTGTAGCCGCACCAGCAGATGTTTGTGCCGCAGTAGTGTTTAAAACAATAAAGTTTCCAGAAGTAAGACTCCTGTGCCACACAGTCCAATCTGAACTAGTTGTTAAATTCTTAATAATTACAAAGCCGGGCGTTGAGCCAAGATTGTGGGGGATTGCCCGCCCTGACGTTGTGTCATTCCCTGTGTAAGTTACAACATCAAAGAACTTTGGTTGCTCGCGGAATGTCCATGAAACATAAGTAGCCGCAGATGTGTTGTAATCCGCATCAGCACCAATCGTAAATCCAGTTGTGCTAAACGCAGTTAATCCTGTGCTTTCAGTTGCTTCTGCGGCAGTAGAGTTAGATGCAAGTGATTTTGTAACACCTCTTGCGGTATCGGTTAAACGATGACCAGTTGCGCCACTTCTGCCTTTTATCCAAGTTAACCCACCTTTGGTAGACAAATCAATATTGTTGGTAATGGTCTGTGTAGAGCCGTTGCCTGTATAAAGGTATGTGCTAAACACTTCTTCAATGTAGTTGGCAGACCCAGCTCCAGAAGCTCCCATCTGCAATCTTCTAGGTGTAAATTCCATAATTTATGCTGTGTAACCAATCAATGAAGAACCACGCCATGTAGTTCCTGTATTAACTGTAGAAAAGATTAGCAAATCGACACCACTTGATGTGAGTGTTGGTGCAGTATTTGCTGGCCATTTAACTGAGGCAGGCCATGTAGTTGTATAGGTACCGCCATTGGTCAACTGTAATACAAAAGATGAATCTCTAGACACAGGTACACCGGTAAAAACCCATGTAGATGCTCCGGCTGGTGTTGAGATGAAATAGTTTGCAAGAGCCACATTGACTGTGTTACTTGATGTTGCCAATGTTACCACATTCATTGCGACACCACCATAAACATCTAATGAAGTATTGGCAATCGCACCTGATGCATTAGCAACCGCAAATGGGCCACTTGAGAATGTTGGAACGGCACTAAATGCTACGTTGGCTGAATATGATACACGGCCATCAGTACCAACAGTAATAACTGGAATCTGAGTTGCACCACCATAAGAACCGGCAGACACACCAGTTGTTGTTAGATTAGATGAACCAATTGTTGCGGATGCAATTTTATCACCAGTGATTGCGGCCGCAGCTACCAGGTTACCTGTAATAGCAGTTAATCCAATCTTGTCTCCGGTAACAGAACCTGCAGCTAAAGTACTGTTCGTTACAGTACCTTGAGCCGGAACAACTACAGATACAATATAGTTTCGATATGTTACTAAAATATTACCGGTGCCTACTGAAGGTGCACCAGTAAATGTCAGCGTTGTAGTACCATTGACCGTATATGCATCATACGGATCCTGTTGGACGTTATTAACTATGACTTCAATGTCAGAGGCATTATACACCGCTCTAGACAATGTAAAGGTAGTTGCGCTACCATTGCCATTAAATCTTTCAGTAAGAGATATAAATGACTGAGTGCTTGGTGTATTGCCTAGAAAAGACATTAACTAATCTCCAAGACCGATAAAATAACGTCACTAGTGCCAGAGGTTGAAACCTTAATAGCATCAGTTGCTTCCATGACGAGTTTCTGGTCACCTCCGATTGGTACGAAGGCGCCTCCAACTGCAATGGTAGCCTGACTCACCATGTAATAATCTGTTCCGCTAGCTGTAATGAATACATTTGCAGATATTGGAGAAGTGGTCAGATTTGCAATTGTCATACCAATTACAGTAGCCTGTACTCCTCCGCCAGCGGTAAAAATTGTCGTATTTGCTAATACGTTCTTACCAAAATAATTTTTAAATGTGTTTGCCATGTTTTAATATCCTTGATATTGTATTTATCTATTTATCCCAATGCAATTGCGAAAGCCAAACTGTCTCCAGAAGATGTATTTGCAGCAGCAAAAGCAGCATTTGCAGCTGCAAGAGCTGCCGTAGCAGTTGCGTTAACTGAAGTAACAGTAGATTGAATAATTAAATTTCCTACCATTACTGAGTGATTTTGGCACTGATAAACATATGTGTTACCAGCTAATTGAGAAGGAACTTTCCAAATAAGAGTTCCAGATTCTTTTGCTTGAGCACCACTTTCAACAGTAACAACACCAGTTGTTGAAACATGTGTGAGGCCTACATTATAAAGTGTTCCACCATTTGACCGTCTTATCAAAAACGGGTGGCCTGAAGCATTAATGTTGAATGAAACTGTCTGGCCTGGATGTAAATATATGTCAGGATTGTTACCAGAGTATTGGTCAAATAGATAAGCACCTGAACCAGCGTTTGTAACAGCAAAAGTAGTAACACCAGTTCTTACATTTGCATTAGAAGAAAATGCCCAACCATCTACAAAAATATTTGTTCTGGAAGTTAATAATCCAGATGCGCTTGTTAAAGTGGAAATATTTGCTGATCCAGATACAGCAAGATTAGTTAAAGTTGTATTACCTGTTACAGATAAAGTGTTTGCAATTGAGGCAGAACCATTTGCATTAATATCATCAAACCCAATTGCATCCAAAACAATGTTGCCAGAAACCGTTAAGTCTCCACCAATTGTCACATTATTTGCAATCGAAAGGTTGGTATTTGAATAGAAGGTAGAACTACCACCTCCTTCGACCAAGGAGTTAGTCCTTGTGATGAGGTCTTGTGTACCCGTCAACCATTGACTGAATGTGTTTGCGGTATTTAATTGTGAAATTATAGGCATTACTTATCCTGATTTGCTGCTATTTGTAACAGCAACTGTTTGATCTCTTGCATATCTTCTTCTAGTTTATCCAATCGAACCTTGTCTTGTTGCTGTTCTATAGCCTGTCTTTTAGCAAGTTCTCGTTTCATATAATATTCATTCAATCCATTCTTGTCCGTATTTAGAATGGCTTTGGAATGAATATCTCGAACAAAAGAAGTATCATCAACTTTTACTAATGGCATATATTAACCTGCTGGGAATGCAATTGCACGAACATCACGAACCTTTGGAACATCAACTGTATCTTGACCACGCATCACAACCTTAATTGCAAATGTTCTGAATGTAGAATAGCCAGTTGAATCTGTTGTGTAAGAAACAGAATTGTTTGCAACACCACCAATACCAGGTGCAAATACTAATTCACGGAAATCATTTTGGTTGGTTGCAACATAGTTTTCGTTACCAAGTTCTGTCATCAACTGATAATTCTTATTATCAAACAAATCGTTATCAGACTTAGACAGGATCTTGTAGTACACATGAATGTTAGCGTTAGATGGTTTGTATGCCGTCATGTAAACACGAAGGTCACCAGAATCAAAACCATCATTCAAAATAACTTTGCGTGTCATGTAACGCACATTAGAGTTACCACCAAGTTGTTTGTCTTCACCGTTATACACAACAGCCGCACCAGAACCACCGCCTGAGCCAGGAGTTAATGTGATTGTTGGTGAAGTTGTATAACCTGAACCACCATTTGTGATGTATACAGAATTAACTGTATTAGATACAACATTTGCCACAGCAGTTGCGCCTGTGCCACCGCCACCTGTAATAGTTACAGTAACATCAATAGTGTTTGCGTAGCCTGTACCAGAAGATGTAACAAATATCCCTGAGTTGCTCAGTGGCAAGTCGTTGATTATGTTTCTAACAAGAATAGCACCACAACGAGAGGAATCAACCACAGGCGTAACAGCAGGATTTAATGTTGCCATTGTAGCCTTCAACACTAATGATGTGTTAGCACCAGTAATAACACGGCGGCCAAAACCATCATCCATCGTGTAGTCTTTTAACTGAGTGATTGGCAAGAAGTCTGTTTTAGAACCTAAACCATCTCTTGTTGAATTGAATGTATAGGCCACAGATGTATTGGCAATAACCAAATCATTTGTAATTAAATGCATCAAGTCGTAATTCACATTAGATGATGGCGCTACAACATTAAATTGCAAAGAAGCCGGTGTCGTAGAGAATACATTTCTGTATATTCTGAATAACATATCTGATGTTTGGTCAGCCGTCCATGTAGAACCGTTCTGCGACAAGAATAAAGAACCACCATAAGCCTGTTCTGAAATTTGTCGTTGTTCCACAATATCTAACTTACCAACCTCAGCAACATATGCCTCATATTTGTTTGAGTTAGCAAACAATACAAATGAGTGTTCGCCTGGTTGCATATAGATTGGTGAATCAAATTTAAATTCTGTGTACTTAGTTGCATCATCCAAACTTGGCGAATCTGTAGTCTTTACTTTATCTGGTGTTAATGTAACAGAACCATTTGGATAAATCACAGATGAAGATGGATAACCATTCACAGTTGGGCGCAATTGAAGCGTAACTGGAATAGTGTCATCTTTAGACTTAAAGCAAGTACGCAACCTACTAATATACACACCTTGTGGATATGCAATTGGATCAATCAGGAATGTTTGTGCAAGTGGGTCGTACCATCCAACAACAATATCAGTTCTTGTTTGACCAGAAATTCTGGAGATTGGTTGTTCTTGTGCTACCGCAGTTCTTTGGATTGTAGGTTGTGTGACAGAAAGGATTGAGGCCTCAACTGTTTGCACAGCACCTTGAGCAAAGAATGATGCATCACCGTTTGTGGTAGAAGACACAATATCGTTAATGTTATTATCAATTAAGCGAAGTTTCTTTTCACCAATACGGAATGTAGAGGCAGGAATTGTAAAGATGCCTGCAACATCACCATCAGCAGTTGTTTTCATTCTGCCAATAGAGTAGAACGAATCGTTAGCAATAGGAGTTGTTGCCCATGTGCCAGAAATCATAGCAACTTTTGTTGCAGGATTATATGATGTGATTGTTGCGGTTTGACCAGCGCCAGTGCCCGCAACAACAAAGATTGCAGATGTATTATAATCAGAAACATTGTTTGCAGAATCAGCATCTAATGCCAATGTAATTGAATTAGTATTTGCCGCAGTAACTCGACCTGTGTAGTGGTCATAACGAACAATCTTAGAAGATGTTCCTGTAGATTGGCCAATCAAGTTTGCAGAAGCAAGATTGTAAGAACCAGTTGGTTGATTATTAACAATGAACGCTTCAGTATTTGATGTTCTAACTATGTACGCAGTACCAACATTTGATGAAGTGCCATTGTTGTAAATAGTTACTTGTTCAAAATTACCAACTTCTGTTCTGTAAGTAAGATTGTTGTTTCTGAGAGTAATCTTATTAGCACGAGCTGTAAATGCTTCAACAGGAGTTGTGTCAAAGAATGGATACAATGTTACATTTGGTTTGAAATCAGTACCAACCAGAACAATACCCTTAGTTCTCATGTAAGGAATAATTGACAAGTCAACTAATCTATCACCAATATTTTGTGTAATGGTTTCTGGAACAACTCTAGACACAACACCAGAACGAGTAGCTGTACCAGTTTGTGTGGTTGTTGTTAGATAGGATTCAAGTATTGGGTTTCGGCCATTCGTATTGAAGTTTTGGCCCAAATATTGAGTTGTTGTATTTGTTCCTGTCCAATGATTTTCCCAATTGCCCCACACATAATCGTATGGAGAAGTTAATGAAGTAATTCTACTCCATGCGTCAGCAGAACCGCCAAGGTTAATCACAACGTCTGGTTGGCGATTTGTATCCAACCAGATATCGGTTGTTGGATCAATTGAAATCTTACCAATATAATTAGTAATGTTAAATGGGTTAATATTTGATGCTTTTGACGCTTTAGGTTGGTCAATAAAAGTGGTGTCACCAGAACTTACGGTAATAGAGGTTCCGTTTTGTGTGAAACCAGAAGAATTGGCAGAATCAAATTGTAAAGTTACAGCACTTGCACTAAATGATGGACGCAACTCTTGATTTTTTGAATCAATAGAAGCTTTATAATCTGGTTGTGCCACATCGGCCACACCAGAACCAGTAAACGAATCTACAATAATACCATTTTTAAATCTAGATAAATTTTGTGAATCTAGAATTGTTAAGTCTTGTTTAGATACAGTATTTTGTTCTACCAATGACAATGCAGTATAGTATTCCAAATTCTCAACACGTTTCTCAATAGATCCAATGTCTCTCATTGTGTAACGTCTGTTATTAAAATATTGTGTTGTCACATTAGATGTGTTTGCCACATATGCAGGACTACGCAACATATACAATGTCATTGCATTGTCTTTTTCTTTTGGATCTTCTGGATATAAAGAAGGAATACCCTTAACAACTTCAAAAGTACGGTCTTTATTCAGAATAATTCTATCGTTACGTGGTAAATAATAATTATAACTCAAAATAATATCTGAGCCATTTTCTGGAATTTTAGGACCAGTTGTTGATGAATCTACATCAAACACAACAGAGTTTGCTGTAGCAGCTGTTGCTGCAGAACGAATTGGTCTAAAATCTAAACAATCACGTAATGAATAGTTAGTACCACTTGAAGATGTGAAATTTGGAATATTTTCATACGAATAAGTATTGTATGAATCATTCGTAAAGAATCCTGCACCAGATGATGAGAAACTATCAAATTTGATAACCAATGGTCCAACAGGTGCTGCACTACCAGGTTTTAATTTGATGGATGAATGGTCATAGTAAGAATCTCTTTGGCCACTATCAAGTGTATATCGTGTAGTAACATCAATTGCAGAACTAACATTTGCCTGAGTTATGTTGTTATTATTAAAATCTAATACCGAGACAATTCTAATAACATCTGGAACATATAAAGGCTGGGAAACAGTCGGTGATTTAACAACTGTGTTAGCGGCAATTTGAATTTGGCCATTGGATGTGTATAGTGTAACAGCACCATTACCAAATAAGTTTACACCAGCAGACAACTGCAATGAAGTATTTGCAGGAACATAAGTTTTGGTCTTTGGATTTGGTGCAGTAGCATCAATAGTTGCATAAATGTTTGCAGTTAAATTCAAACCGCTTGTAACTGTAATCTTTCTAGTGGCCAAATCAACTGTAAATTGGTCAGCAGGAATAGCTTTGCCAACTTGATATCCAGAAGAACCCGCAGATGTAACAACAACTTGATAGTTTGTTTGTCTTGTTGTAGAAGAAGAAGCTGTAGACAATGCTTCACCACTACTTAAACTTAATGCAGGAGATAAACCAGCTGAGAATGTTTGTGATTCATACAGTCTTCTAAATGACAATGAAAGACCATTAATTGAACTATTGGCAATGTAATCTTCACCAAGTTTAAAGATTAAAGCTTCTGTGTTTGTGTCACTAATAAACACATCATCAAATGTTGTTGAATGGTCTTTAGAACGCTGGTCAATATCAAGTGCGGCAACTCTTGCGGTTGCACCGGCACCACTTGTAACAACAATAGAATTTACATCATTGAATTCAAAGTCAATAGAATATACAGATGCATTTGTTAATGGTGTAATAAATGGTTCAGATAAAGTAATAGTAGAGTTTACACCACTATAATTTGTAATCATCTTAGCAGTTTCGCCTGCGCCAGGTCCACTAGTAATTCTAAATTTAGCACCAACGTAAGCATTATCGGTTGTCATCCTGTTATTAGCTAAAATCAAAGTGTTAGCAATTTGAACAGCACTTACATTGATAGCGGTATTAACTACACCCGTCAATGAACCAACATTCACATCAAACAAGAAAGTCTTGTACTGATATGTTGCAGAATTGGATGTGTTTGTTGTTGAATCAAACTGAATAGATTTAATTCTTGCAGTACCAATCTTTGTATTGGAAATGGTTGCAGTAGAGGTTACATTAATTGAGGAGTTTGGAACGCAATGCAGGTCAACAGTTTGGAGACTGTTAATTGGCAAAGTTCCATAAAGTGTATTTGCATAGACATAATATCCATAGTCTGCGGTAATACGTTTGTTTGCGACACTATTTGTACTTCTTGGTTTTGGAACAATAAGTTTTGTTGGTGAAACTGTTTCATATTCATAACCATACACAT